AACGGCGGGGATTTCCGGCAAACCAAAGCCGATACCGCTTCCGGTTTAGTAGTACACCTAAACCATTTTTCCTGTTTTAAATCATAGAAAATCCCTTCAACCCCGTGGGTGGTGTAAAGAAGCATCTTCTCCAGGTCTTCCGGATTCCAGACCATATCATCATCCGCCCAGAGAATATGTGTATATTCCTTGCGGTTGAGGAATTCCTGAACACAGACATTACGGGCGTTCATAATGTGCGAAATGCCATGCGGACTATAACGAGCTACCTGTACTCCTCTTTCCCGCATATATTCGATAGTGCGGTCAAGGGAACTTTGCGTCCAACTTTCCATGCTGTTATAAACCGGCATAGCAATGAACAGCTTTGGTATTTGCCCCTGTATTTTCCGTTCCAGTTTTTCTACATGACTGGCAATTGTCTTACGGAATTGAAGATGTTTTCTTTTTTTGTTTATTCCCATAAATTACAGGAAGGGAAGCCCGAAGGCTCCCCCTTCCCCCTTAATTAAACTTGGCCAGTCGCACCCGAATATAACATCACCGCAAAAGCAGCATTCAGAGCCTTCGCGACCATGTACATACGATAGGCGATTGTACCCCATTCGTTGTAAGGTTGTGAAGTATCCTGCGGGCCCGGGTTCTTCATAATGATATCGGCTGCCCCCATTGCGCCTAAATCAACCCGGCCTAAGGCGTGCCTGCCCATAATCGGTGTACCGAAAACAGTGCCGGTCGCGGCATAATCGACTGCCGCCGACTTAGCCCCCGAAGCCTCACGATAGGGTTTCGATGTCATAAACCACCTCACACCCCAGACTTCGTTAATTACATAATTGTAACCGGTTTTGTCGGAATCCTTGTATTCCAACATGGCGGTAACAACGGTGTCCTGCGCTAAATCGTATTTGGTCTCCGGGCATAATACGCCATGATAAAAACCACCACCGAACCTATAATTGTTCAGCGTTTCAAGTCGCGAAACCGCATAGCGGACAGCATTACCAGACAAAGTGCCGTTAGAAGTGGCATTAGTTAAATCCTCGGTCTGAACAATACGGTACTTGCCTCCGGAAGCCCAGGTCGCTAAAGCCGTCTCCGATGAAACATCAGCCGTAGTTATATCAACATAACGCAAACTGCCTGTCGTAGCGTTAGCCGAAAAGTCCTGAATACGACCACCGAAACCGTAGTTATTGCCATAGGTCACACCACTTTGCACATCCCGCCCATAAAGACAGAAATGCCCGCCATTCCACCAATCGTTAGTGGCATCATCCAGCGAGGCGTCAATGAATCTGGTTGTCGAGTTGTTGCTGGAACTATCGACAATACCCTCCATTGTGTGCGTGGAATTGGTTGCCAATTCATCCGCCCGAATCGGCAATGAACCCCGGTAGGCAGCCTCGGTCATTAAAAGCAAATCAGTTGTTTCCGCAGCCGCCTGGCCGAATAGTTCGACCCAACCCTCAAGGTTCGGGTCACGAGCAGTCAACTTTAAAAACTCGGTCATTTGCGCCCATTCAGCGTACTTTTTGACCGTAGCCTGGACGTTTTGCTCAGTAACGTCCACCTGGTTAGCGGTTGCGCTACCCTCAGTAATAGGCGTAGTCGTAATGTCGACATTGTAATAGCGCATCCAATCGACAAGTTTACCGGCATGAAGCGGGATGGACTTAATGTCCACGAACTGCCCCATGACCAGGCTTTCTTTGAATTTTTCGAGGAAGACATTATTATAATAAGTCTTCATCTGGCCAGTATTTGTACTGGTTGTTCTGTTCGAAGCAGCCAAATTAATCCCCCTTAAATCGAATTAATGTACATTTTAATCTTTCCACAACCCCCGTTTCTTGAGGACTTCCCGGCTTTCCTTAACTGACATACCAGGTGTTACCTCTAACGGTTCGGGTTGTGATACCTTGGCAGACGAACTTTCCAGACTGGCCTGTTTTTTTATCCCCACAACGTCCTCTTTGTAACCCCTGACCTTCTGAGCCGCATCAGCCGCTTTGTTATTTAGGTCTTCATACATAGCGGCCTTGAAAAGCAAATCGGTAATCTGGGGATTAGCCAATACCTCCAACTGGTTATTGACCAGCCCCAACACTTTAGATTTTATGGGTCGGAAATCCGGGTGATCTTCGAGATAGTCCTGTAATACCGTTCTTGCCCGAATATCACCTATCTGCTTCGCTAAAAAAGCATCAGGGTCTCTGGCAAATTCAGCCAATCGCGTCTGAGGGTCTGGCATAGTCGGTTCTTGGGCCTGAACCCCCCGGCGTTTCAGTTCGTCTCTTGTTTTGTCCAGTTCACTCTGCAGTTCCTTTTGGTGCTCCCACATTTTATCTGGTGTAGCATACCTCGATTTCCAGGCCGGTTCTTGGGCCGGTGTGGTTTCTTCGGTTTGCTCAGCTTGTGCGGGTTTAGTTTCCTGGACTTCTTCTTCTGGAGTTTCTTCCTGAGCGACATCTCCATCGAGGAGATTACCTGTCTCGTCGGTGGCAAAACTTCCTGTGTCGGTCACTTTCTCCGTCATAAATAATTACTCCTGTTGCGCCGGCAGTTCTTCACTGGCGGCTCTATCTATACTCTTGATTAGGTCGAAGGGCTTTTTTAAGCCTTCAACGTAACCGCTATCGTATTCAAATTTATCTTTACTCGAAGCACTTAATTTATCGAGCTTGCCGATTATTCCCGTCAGTTTAGTTTCGAGCCATTTCCAACCATTAGTATTTTGCATAGCCCGCAGGTCTTCAGCCAAAGCCTGATATTGTGCTCTTTTCTGAATCGCCGTTTCATCCGGCACTTTAGGTTTACGCTTTAAGATCATATTGCTATTTTCACCAGTTCAACCGCTAACGCCGGGGTTATTAAGCTGAGCGTAGGGAGTAATATCCTCACCCCTTCGTGAAACATTGCTCGAAACACCAATAGGATAAAAAGCAGGAAAACCACAAAAGGGACATTGCTTAACGGGTAGGGGAAGATAGTTAAAACAACGGACACAATACCGGACACAATCACCAGTAGAGTGTACCAAGTCGGATACATAAACCATGTTAAGCCTTTCTTAATTTCCCGCAAGTTTTTCGGGAAATGATTTTTCCCCCTGAAGGTCTCGCCCCCCAATTTTACCCCTTCATCGAGATAACTGGGCTTAAAACCGTAATACATCCTGAGTAACAACATAACCATAAATATCAGGATAGAAGATAAAATAGCCATGCCCCAGATACCGGCTAAACCGGCCATTACCGGCAAAAGAATACTGGTCTCTCGATTCAGAACCGCTATAATAACCACGATAATAGCCAAAATCGGATTAGTCGGATAGAGAGCATAAATGAATAATGCCCACAACCCCAATTCCAGATATTGCTCAGTATAGTCGAACTGAAAATTCCCCACGTAAAATATCGCTGTCATAAAAAGACTTAACCAACCTATCAGCGGAGCAAAAACGTGCGAAGCTAATAGCCAAACGCCAAATAATCCAAAGGCCATCATCAGGATTTTTAGAACTTCATAAGTCGGAATATCGGCAAACGGCGATAATTTCCGCAATCCCCGGAACATCCACGGAACGGCGACCCGGTATTGCATAGGAGCTAAGGCCGTACCAGCACAGACCGACTCTATCGCGCCCAACCCATTAAAAGGACAACTGTAATTGAATCCGACTATCCGGAATTGGGCATAGTCAAGTACCCAGGCAATAAGCAATGATATGATAATGGCTGTTATCATTTCCTTCTTTTAAGCGTAATTTTGTTGACGGTTGGAGTATTAAACCACTTTTGCAATTTTTCGCCACCCCACATACCAACAGGGCAAACGTGGATTACTTCATTCGACAAACCGTTTTTGAGTACACCGCCTACTACTTGACCCAGGAAATTCCGACTCAAGGCATAATTCCGATACTTCCAATTATCGTTCATGTCGGTAACGGATGTATGTGAACCGTAGGGGCCAAACCGGAATATCATGTACGGTATACCGCTCGCACCTATCATTTTTTCCTGAATTACCTTCGATACCCCATAAGGCTCAATGTTGTAATCTTCCGGCAAAAGCTCGGTATCTTCATCGTAAGGCGGTTCACCAACCGGATAGATTTCATCGCCCCAGCAAACACCGCTTTCATAGGAAAACGGCGCGTCAAAACCGATGGCAGCAAGTGAACTGAAAAAGACAAAACCTTTAGCCTTTTTCTCTTTGGCGACATCAAGCAATATCCGGCACTTCTCGACATTGTCATGCCGATAAACTTCCGGCGGTATCTGTCTATCGGGATGAGGAATATTAGCCAAATGGAAAATTAAATCAACACCCCGGGGCATGGCATCCCGCAGTTTATTGATTTCCTCAATATCGTATCCATCGGCCTTATCATAACCGATAACTTCATGCCCCGATAAAAGCGGCAATAAATCCTTGCCTATCGTCCCCAGGTGTCCTGTTACAAAAATCTTCATTACTCACATCCTCTGAAATAACACCTTAATCAGCGTTCCCATAAATTAATACCTTCAAAATCATTACCCCAAAAATTAACCCGGATAAGAAAACTATCGCTATCGCCGATTGTACCGGCTCCGGCAATCCGGCGAATTTATCCCTTAACATTTGCCACACTCCCATGTTGCGGGTTAGTCTTTTTATCCATACTCTGCCGAGTATTGGCCGAACCTTGGGGCAACTTCTTGGCATTAGGCACACCCGAACCAGTCCCCTGTTGGCCGCCCGCCATGCCCATAGCTATCTGCATGGTCATCAACTTTGATAGCTCTTTGGCAACATTAACCGCTTGCATCAATTCATCATTCTGATGCAAACCCATTTTTTCCAAAATTTTATAGAAAACAATCGGCAGGAAAGTCATCAATACTGGATGAGATTGAGCTAAGGTCAATGCCTGTGTCATTTGCTGGACGCCGATTAGCGTTTCCATTTCTCTATCCTCGGCCTGCCAGATGTAATCGATATTCGCACCGAACATGTCGGGAGTAATCTGAACCATCTCATAAGGATTGCCTGTGGTCAGACCCGTTACTCTAACATATTTTTCATCCGTCACAAATTTCTTGTTCATCATATGAATGGCATCGAGTAGGTCGGCAACAAAGGTTTCACCAAAAACATGAACATAGGTTTCCAGACGTTTATCCGAGGCCTGGGTCATAAGAGTAGCTTCAGTCGCTGTCGTTTTATGGGCGGCCTGTCCCGTTTGATAATCAACCGCCCCGGTTGCCCGCTTCGCAAACTCATTAATCATGTTCATCAAAGCGATAACACCGGCAGACAAATCAGGGAATTCAATCGGCATTACAGCATCGGTAGTGCTACCGGTGACGTGAATAATGCCGCCCGGACGACTTATTAATTCTGAGTCCGTGACCTTATCTTCATTGACGATAAGCATCTTATTAACAGCGAAATTTATATTATCGAGTGAATTGTTCAGCAGGTCTTCCATCATGCGGATATTGGGAGCGCCAGATTCAATTACACCGATACCCCAAAATTCATGGGGCGTTTCGATACATTTGCCTACACAATAAGGCAGACGACCATAAGGATTTTTTGTTTCACGTAGAACATACTTATCGTTGGCAATCGTGACAATCCTGTCGGGTTCGCAATATTCCCAAATATTAATTGGCCGAAGCAACCCCCCCCTGTCTGCCACATGTTTCTCAATCGTGCTGCGCTGAACCTTATGTTGTTCAGTTTCGATGTTACCCTCGGCAGGACTATTTTCATCGCCGGCAGTCTCTCGTCTAATAATCGCCACAACATCCGGGTCATAAATATTATTGGCCGCCATCTTATCAAGATAGTCTAACGACCGGCGTGTTCTATGAGCCGCCCACGTAGCTTCGTGAATGCCACAAAATTCCTCAGCATCAATCACGAAATCGAATAAATCCACCAATTCTAAATCAATATTGTCATAGGTTACGATTTGTTGGGGTTGAGGAATAGACCCCATCTCGGGATATTCAGGATAGACCGGCTGTAAAACATTCTGGGTTTCGGTCTCATACCTCCACCACCACTTAACAATACCCGTACCATAGATAAAAATCTGTCTCAATAGATTATAGACTATACGTTTATATTTGGCCTCATCAAGTTGCCAATTAACAAAACTCTCTATACCCCGCGCCGGTAAATCATCACTCGGTTCCCGGCCTTTAGTTCTGATATAGGGCTTCCGCCCGCAAAACCTGTCAAATAACCGGCTGGACATAATTTCCACCCACTCAAAAGCCATCGGAAGGCCTTCATTTGACCGCAAGGGTTTGGCCTTGTCCTCCCGCCAATTCCGGTATAATTCATAATATTCAAGCCAATCGTCCCGACGTGGAGCCAAATCCGTCTCCGATTTCCGTATTCTGGGAATAATTGTCTGTAAAACAGCTGGTAAAGAACCTATATCGAGCTTTTCATCCGGCATTTTGATTCACCCCTATTATCCGACCTCTATCGTTATAAATATATGCCCACTCAGGCTTAGAACGGTCAATTAACCGCAATACATTCGTATGTATAACGTATCTTACCGGGTCAATAAAATCATCATTGCGCTTTAAAACCCTTTCACTGTAATTTTTGCGTTCATCGGTGTCTTTGTCTTTCAACCTGTAGTGCCGAAACTCATAGTCCGTCCCCGGACAACAGTTGAAAACATACAAAAGCGGCGGTGTACTACCCAAAAGCTCCCGAACCTTCTGAACCCCAGCAAAAAACTCCTTATTGGCGGGCAACATCGACCACCCTAACTTTGCATATTCGTCAAAAACATTAACACCATCAAAATTATCAGACTTAATATTAAGCGCCGGATCACCTAACCGCCTTCTACCAATATTCTCATCACCAGAATAAACTAAAAGCGCATCAACTATCTCCGATGCCAACCCGGACTTCCGCAACTCCCGATAAACGAAGAAAGAACCCTTTGGATAAGACTGGAATTGTTCCTCAGCCCGTGTCATCCAAACCGTAGAAATCGGCTTGGCAAGGTGCGGGTCGGTAGCAGTTGCACACTTCCAGTGCTTGGGTATCTCAAAAGGCTTGATAAAATGTTTATTGTGGTCATACATCGGATAAATCAGACCGGTTAAAGATACAAATTGACCACTTTTACGTATTTTTATCTCATCTTCCGTTAAACCGGCCAATACCTCAGCCTTGACCTTCTCGGAAATAAACGGGTTGTCGTCCATATCCCACTGGAAAATATGAATATTCCGACTGGCCGCCTTCTCGTAAATGTCGGTATATATCCAGGTAAGACCATTTACCGGTGTCAACGTCCCAAAAATATGACCACCCCTATCAATCGTCCTCATCAAACATTCTTTATAAATATCTTGGGGCGGTTCCTCATCAAACCAAATCGCATCAACATCAGCACCAGCAAATTTATCAACATCTTGCTCATAATTCTTAAAAGCTATGGTCGTATTGTCCTGCAAAATAATCTGGTCAAGAGCACCCTTAGCCTCTTTAATAATCTTCTTGATATACTTCTTGGGCAACCACCGCAAAATCTTCAACTGGACAGTATCCCTTTGTACCTCAGTAGATTCGGAACATACCCAAAATTTCTGCCCAGGCCTATGCCGCCAATGAATCCCCAACTCCCGCTGACCACCATAAACATGAACCGGATATTCCCCAGTCGCCATACTAACAATAACATTACCCCCAGCCTCTGATTTACCCGCCCTGTTGCCGGAAAATGCCCACGATTCCCGGTTATTGAAACAAGACTCCATAAAATCAGCCTGTATAACATGCGGAGTAAATAAAGCCGGCCCAGACTGCAATTCCAGGTCTTTTAACTCCCAAAACCGCTTGGTCAGGTCGTTTACTCTCGATAAATCTACCTGCAGTTGCCTCGACATCCTAAATTAAATGACTATAACTTAGCCGCCCTCTGCGGATTAAATGGATAACTAAAATGACAACCCGAACAGTATAACTCCCCCTGCTTCGGGTCAGCCTTAACATCTAACCTAACCATAACTTTCTTGCACCCAGGACAAATACCCTGCTTACAACCCTCATGCTCTTCCTTAGTCAATGACATAAATCTCCTAAAACAGCCAGACAGGGTAAACTAACGGTGAGCTTACCCCGCCCGGCGTAGAATCAATGCTTTTCCCTGCCCGGTCTCCAACCTGTCTTGCGAAGCGTCCCGTAAATATAGGCAGCCGCCCGCTTACCCCTTAATCCCTTCCTCCGAGCCTCCGCCTTCAATTTACGCTCCATCTTCTTCGGCATGTATCACCTCATCAAATAAAACCCTTAACCATCTGCCCACCGTCTCAAATAAACTTTGCCACATCAAACTACCAATGCCACCATCAACTACCAAATATAACCTGCTAACATCCCTGTCCCACCAGAAATAAGGCCAACACCACCTGTGTAAACTGCCCGTACACCCACAATAAAGCCACACT